ACAATGGTTAACAATTTGATTAGTGCTGGAAAAACAGCATCACAAGCAATGCCGAGTTCAGCTTTTACTGGAAAGTTTGGTGCAAAATCACTTGATACATTAGTAGCATCAAATACAGCACAAGCACACGGTGTTACAAACATCTTACAGAAATCACAAACAATACTAACAAATTCAGGGGCAATTACAGGTAAAGAAGCACCAAACTCGTTAGCAGGAGTTGTCAACGCTGGAGCTTCAGCAGGCTCTAATCTAAAAGAGTCAGCGACTAATACATTAAATGTACTAAGGCCAGGGGGAGGTGGATAATGGCATTCGACAAATTAGCCGTACTTAAAAAAATCGGACAAGGTGGAGCCTCAGCACAGTTAGCATCGACTACCACTGGTGCAACAGGAGGCGTAGCAAAGTCATTATCTGCTATTTCAACTGTACCTGGTTACGAAGATTCATTAAGTTTGTCACGAGGTGTTTCTGCCGCAGGATTTAATGCAATTAAAAAATCATTTAAGCCAATGGAAGCAGGCGTGCCACAAAACTTAACCGAGTTAAAAAAAGAATCAGAAACAATAACTGCAATTGCCGCAACTGAAGTGGATCCCAAAGGAGCATTAGACAATTTAAAAAACAAAGGATCTTCAGTTAGTGCGAGTTCAGTAGGTGCCGGTGCAGTTGGTAACAGTTTAACAGGTTCGGTGTCGTCCGTGACTGGTGGAGTTGCAAGTCTAAGTACGAACATAACTTCTGGTGCAACTGCGGTTGCTGTATCTACAGCAACAAACTCAGTTAGTTCACTGTCTTCTTCTGCTACAAGTTTAACACAAACAGGGGGATTGGCAACTGCGGCACAACAAGTACAGTCCGGTTCACAATCGGCCGCATCGTCTGCTGTTGCTACTGGATTGAGTAGTTTACCCGGCGGCACAAAAACAGCAACAGCAGTTGTAGACAATGCTAAAGGGTCTTCAAATCTTGTATCTAAAGGACTCGATGTCTTAACAAAATCCGCTGTTGGCTTGGCAACAAATGCATTTAATGGATCTCCTGCAATACCGAAAATACCCGGCGGAGGTAAACTTGGCGGCCTAGCATCAGGTATCTTAAGTGGCTTACCAGCTGGCATACAAGCACAATTACAATCTGCATTATCGTCATTAACTTCAGGTGGTGGATCAACAATTAAACTGCCTACTGTCGCATTCAATACATTTGACAGAAGTGGCATAACGGGTCAAATTAATTCAGTCTTAGGTAATCCTATTATACCAAGACCTGCTGTGTTAGGTGAGATTTTCCCAACTGGTTCTGTGTCTGATATAGAAAGATTTGCGAAGAAAAGATCGGCTCTTGGCGTACTACTGACATTGTTGAATACAAAGAAACAAAAAACAAGTGTAGCACGACAAGCGTTTAATGCGGCAACTGCTCAATATCCTAAGGGCGATATTAGAATAGCACAAGCAAAACAAGTATGGGAGTCCGGACTAGCAGAAGAAGAAGCCATCGTTGCAGAAGCAAAAGCAATAGAAAGAGAACTTACAAAAGCAGAGCAACCAACCACATTACCGCCTGTTGCCGATGTTGCTGATATCACAAAAGGAATAGAATCATTAATTGCGTCTCAAACATTAACCGGAATATCAGCAGGAACACAAGACAGAACGCCGGCAATACAAACAAGCCCGTCTGTGTTATCTGGAGAAACAACATTCCAGTTTGCTGATTATGGAAACGGAGCAGTACCTACTATAGTAGAGACAGTTGTTGATTCAGTTGCCCCAGTTGTTCTTCCAGTTGTTCTTCCGGACGAAGTTCCGATACCAGTACAAGACACGGTAGAAGCAGTTATGGGTCCAGTTTTGCCAGTAGTACAACCAGGCCAAGGCGGCGGCGGTTGCGTAGTGTTAGAAAGTTATATACCTTTAGCAGAGACTAAACTATCTAATGAAAGAACAGTTAGACATGCATGGCAATTACAAGAAGGATACAAAATATCTCTCAATACAGCAGATGCTGATCTAATTACATACGAAGGCTCAGTAGTCTTCAACAAAGTTGATCTTCAACCCTGTGTACGCATAGAGACAACACAAGGCATCTCGTTAATGTGTTCTACGACTGCTCCAATCTTTACTAAAGAGTTAGAATTTGTTGACGCACCAGACTTGATGAATAAACAAATTCTATGTATGAAAGATAATGTAGCTTTCTGGGACGAAGTTGTTTCAATTGAAAACATCGGTGATAGATTCGTTAGTGTAATCAATGCAGGTGATACTGCATTCTGGGCTGGAGAACAAGACGGGTCTTACATACTACATCACAACGTTAGTCTTAGGTCAACAGTCGATGGCGGCACGACATATAAAAAGAAATAAAATAGGACATAAATAGTATTATGCCAACATACGTAGGATTTTCATCAATAAACGCAGAGAAGCCCAGAACTGTAAACGAAGTTCCAGGCCTTGACGGCACCGGCGGCCTAATTAAAAATCCGCTAGTCTATGGTAAAAAATATAGACTAACTGATGCTGAACTAGTCATACAAGATTTAGTTAATGCTTTAAATATTCGAAGAGGTGAAAAAGTAGGACAACCATCTTACGGTACTACTCTTTGGGACTTTGTGTTTGAACCAAACACACCAGATGTCACCCAAAAACTTGAAAATGAATTGCAAAGAGTTGTATCACAAGATCCTAGACTAAATGTAAACAGAATTAGAGCCTATCCAAGAGAAAGCGGTATCTTAGTAGAGTTAGAATTAGCCGTTAATCCTTTCAATAACGCAGGGGATTTGAATTTATTCTTTGACAATCAGACATTCACAGCCGCAATAGTATAGTAGATATATCTTAAAAATACTCGGTTTTATAAAAGATAAATATATCTAACAGAGAGAGACTATGGCTACAAGTTCAAGGCAATCAGGATTATTCGGCGTAAACGACTGGAAAGCCATCTACCAAACTTTCCGCGAAGCCGATTTTAGAAGTTACGATTACGAAACACTTCGTAAGAGTATGATCGATTACCTACGACTTTACTATCCAGAAACATACAATGATTACATAGAAAGTTCAGAGTTTATTGCTCTACTTGATGTTATGTCGTTCATGGGACAAGGACTAGCGTTCAGAAACGATCTAAACGCCCGTGAGAACTTTATTGACACTGCTGAACGTAGAGACTCAGTTGTTAAACTTGCTAACTTGGTTAGTTATACTCCAAAAAGAAATACCTGTGCAAACGGCTATATAAAACTTGTAGGAATAAGAACGACAGAAAATTTAACTGATGTCAACGGTCTTAATTTAAGCAATGTTCCTGTATTATGGAATGACCCTTCTAATCAAAATTGGTTAGAACAAATGAATACAATTATTAATGCATCTCTTGTAGACACACAACGCATCGGTAAGCCGTCAAACACGTCTGACATTTTAGGTGTGCAAACTAGTGAATATTCTATTAGAATCCCGACAACTAGTTTACCGATTGTCCCCTTCATCTCAGTAGTTGATGGACAATCAATGAATTTTGAACTAGTAAGTGCAACATCACTCGATCAAAACTACGTTTATGAAATTCCACCTGCACCAAGCGGCAAACTTAATATGTTATATAGAAATGACAGATTAGGTTTCGGCTCGCCAAACACAGGTTACATGTTCTACTTTAAACAAGGAACATTGACAAATTCTGATTTTTCTTTTCAACAAAAGATAGCAAATCAATCAATTGATATTGACATTGAAGGTATTAACCAAACTGATACGTGGCTATACAAACGTAACTCAGACGGTACGTTAACACCCTGGAAACAAGTTGAAAATGTATATGCTGATGCATACTTACAGACTGAACAATCAGACAAGGATATATTCTCTGTAGACTCCAGATTTAACGATCAAGTCTCTTACACATTTGGTGACGGTGTGTTCTCTAAGATACCAGTTGGTAACTTTAGAGCATATGTGCGATCTAGTAATGCACTGACTTACACTATTAACCCTTCAGAAATGAATGGCATCTCAGTTGCAATCTCGTATATCGGTAGAAGAGGATCAACCGAAACACTTACATTAAACTTACAATTACCCAATGTAGTATCGACTGCACAAGCACGAGAGCCTATCTCAGAAATTAAACAAAGAGCACCTACTAGATACTACACACAGAATCGTATGGTGAATGGAGAAGATTACACAAACTTCCCGTATACTCTTTATAACTCTATTATTAAATCAAAAGCAGTTAATAGAAGTTCCGTCGGCGTTTCTAAAAACTTAGATTTACTTGACCCAACCGGCAAGTACTCAAGTTCAAATTCTTTCGGAGATGACGGAGCGTTATATCAGGACGGCACTGATGGCTTCTTATCTTTAACTGTAAATAACACAAGTGATATCATTCAGTTCTTTACTGATGACTTAGCATCTGTATTAGCCTTGAATCGTGCTAATCAATATTACATTCAAAATTATACTCGTTACACATATCCAGACACAGGCTCTCCTGTGTTATATTGGAAGTCTAGTTCAGTTGACTCAACTCAACAAAGCGGATACTTTTATTCATTAACAGGTACTGTAGAAAATTCGGCTCCGTTAGGAATATTCACAACATCAAATGCAAAGTATGTAACAACAGGAGCAATTGTAAAATTAACAGCTCCAATTGGTTATTACTTTGATAGCAACAATCGCCTAGTAGCCGGGATCCCTACTGGCGGAGAAAAATCTTATATTTGGTCAACAATATTAAATGTTGTCGGAGATGGTAACAACTCAGGACAAGGAACATTTGCTAATGGAACTGGACCGGTTACTGTTAATGGTTATATCCCTGATGGAGTAACACTTACACAAGTTATTCCTGTTTTTGATAATTCTTTGTCATCGACTGTTATACAAGAAGCAATTCTTAAAATTGAATTACAACAAGACTTCACATTAATCTTTAACAATTCATTATTGATCAACCAAGAACGATGGTCAATTGGCGCGCCTACAGCAACTAATTACTTTGTTAAGTTTACGAGTTTAGGAAACAATCGTTACACAGTGACTTATAGATCATTGACATACTACTTCGGTAGTGTTGCTGATACACGATTCACTTTTAGTAAGAATGAATTAGTATACGATCCGTTTACGGGTAAAGTTATACAAGACTTTATTAACATGTTAGGTATTAATGCAGTCTTTAATGGAACAACTGCTATAGGCGCAGATACTAAAGTTAATATTTTAGGACAGACAGTTGAATCTGATGGTTACGTAAATGACTTCCAAGTTGAAGTTGCGGCGACTGATGTAAACAATGGTCAGTTAATTCTGAATCCAGACTTCTTTAATGACATCACAGGTTATGTCAATAATGGAGCAAACATCGGAGTCTATACATTCTTTCAAACAACAGTTGATCCTATTAATTTAACCCGTCAGTTAATTGTCCCTAGTTCAGATATTAAC